ATACCATATCTACTATCACTTGCAAGAGTGGCTAAATTAACTGTTTCTGCAGATGACATGAACGAAAATCCTGATCTTCTGTTCTTTAGGTAGCACATGCCATAACATCTTTTATCTGCTTTGCAAGCTTCCCAGAATATATAAAACAATCTGTTTGCCTCTCTAAAATCTGGAGCACCTACGTCAATCTTACTCCATTGTAAGTACATGTACTGCGTACCTGTTATCCAGGTTGGTTTACCATTATTCGTGAACCAGAATCCTTCTTCCCTTCTTTTAAATTCTTTATCTATATAATCGTACCATTTTTCTTTACTGCTTTCCGGATAGTTTCTCCAATCGAATATATTTTTAATTCTCTGTAACTCCTTGGGATACTCGAATTTCACCCATTTGTTTTTCGGATCTTTGTATATTTCTTTAGGAGCTTTTGGTAGCGCAATAACTAGTCCTTGTATTTCTATTATCTCACCTATTTGCCCGCTGTGAGATAACACTATAATATCGTGTTCTTTATCGTAACCGTATTTCCATTTCTTACCTTTGTTAAGACGACTAATTGTCGTTTTCTTAACCGGCTCAACTGTTTTAACTAAACTTTGCTCGTACATTATTTGGATCTACTTTCTGCAAATCCCTTGAAAGTTTTTTCCTTTCTCTCTTCAGGTGTCTTTCCCTCCAAAAGGTTTTCTTCTTCTTGAATTCTGTTAAGTATTTCAAATGCGTCAAATATAGCTAGTTTTTTAGTGGCAGCGGCATTCTTTAGTCTATCTGCTGATATATCGTCGTCTGAATCAACGATTGCTTCTTTAGCAACTTTAATCAGTTCTTCAACTGCTTTATGCCCAGCTTGGATTATATTCTTCTTCGTTTCCTTGATATTCATATTTGATTGTAATAAAATTAGATAAAACTCGATATAGTCTTTCGCCATCGACGACAAACTCATATTCACTACTTGGTCTAAAACCAACTAGATCACCAACCTTTACTGTACCGTCTGAATATTTAACAATACCCTGTAAAGGTTTTTCAGATTCAATATTAAATTGATCTATTGCTTTCAAAGGTTTTACGAAACAATAACCTTTTGGAGCTATCCACTTATCATCTCTTTTATATAAAAAGATTTGATCGTGGTTTATAAGATAAGTATCTTCATTGAAGTATGCTCTACTATTCTTTTCAATACCTTTTACGTTATGCCATCTACGGAACACATTATGATGTACTACAACCGTGTCTTCTGGTTTTATATCTGTATCGCCAATTATCGGGGTTGATATAACCACTGCTTCTCTATTAACGTATTGATGGTTGAATATCTCTGTGTTAAGAATTAACTCTCCACCATCTAGTTTTTTGGTATTGTTATATCTTTCTCCTTTTGGCTTTACAACAAAATTGTAAACGCTTTTCATTATCTTAAATGATCTAGTTTGCTAGAAATTAAATAATCTATACCTTTTTTAAGTATTTTGCCTTTAACTCCTTCAAATGCGTCTGGGGTTCCATCTTTATTGTAGTCAGGTAAATTGTTTAACTGTGATGTTATAACCTTACTAATATCACTTACCTCCAATCCACTTTTTTCTAAGTACGGTTTAAATTTAGATAAATCTAATTTTGCTAATTCTTTTAACGTAGCCGCGGTATTTTCACCAAGATTTTTACCTCTAAAAGGTTGTGCTGTAGCTACTACGTCTTGTTCAAGATTTACAATATCTTCTTCAGACATACTCATAACCTTGTTAAATACTTCTCCACCAGCTTTTCTAGCTGTGTCTATAAATTGCAAATCTTTTTGATATGTATACCTATCACGTGATTCGTGTAGTGGCTTGTCTGCTCCGTGACCAGATGGATCCCGTTTGTACAACTCTGTTCTTTCTTGCTCTGATTGAGCTGTTTTATCTAGTTGACTTTGGACAATCTCTTCATATCTTTTAGGATTGTTTTTCTTTATATTTTTAAAATAAGGTAGATCAAAGAAGGATTTACCTCTTACTTCTTCCTCAGAAGTTACAGGGTAAATATGTCCCATATCAAACCTAAGTTTATTTAATCGTTTAGCTAATTTGATATCGTTAGGATTGCTGGTGGTAACACCACTTTTAATAGATTTACTAGCTGTAACGGTAGGTTCGGTAATTTTTTTAAAAGGATTGTTTTTTTGTTTATAAGCCATAGTTTAATATTCTAAGTTATACTCCACGGATACCGCCATATTCTTGTTAAAATCCTTCCAAGGCAATACGTCTTTTTTCTTTTTGATATAGATTGAAAATTTATCGTCCTCCTCTATAATATCGCAGATAGTATGACCACCATACACTTCTTGCCCCACGGCATAGTGCATAGCGTCATTCTTATAATCTTTACCGATACTAATCTTTCTTATCAGCTTTGACATTGTCTATTTTTGTTGTTGGAGTATTGTTGTAGCTAATTTCTCCTGTTTGAAGATTTACGTTATCAGTACCGTATTGACTTTCTATTTGAATACGTTGAGCTTCTAAGCGTGAGTGAACGCTTTCCATAGCTTTTAATAGAGAGTGTTTCCTAACCTCAATACCACCAACCTCAGCCGTCAAGTTGTCAATAGTTTTAATTGCTGATTGTAATTGTGCTAATTCTTGATCTGTTACTCTGCTTGGTCTAATATCTTCTATACCTTTGAGTTCTTTAATTTTTTTACTTGTACCTTTTACTTTTGTTGTTGCCATTTAATTTAATTTAAGTTAATTTATTTTATTTTTATCTTTCAAATGATAATCTAATTGTTATTGGACTAAGAACAAATAGTTCGTCATCATCAGCTAACGCACCTGCAACCGCGTCTACTGTTACCGACGTTGTGCCAGGTATACGAACTACAGTTCCAGCCACAGCATCATCTTGTGCGTGTAATACATCTCCAACTGCAAACACTTTTGTAGCGTGAGTACCATCTGTTGTTAATATTGTTTCCGCCGCAACCGCAGCTTGCCCAGAACCCATATTTATAAGTGATCCTGTTGAGAAATCTAATGCACCTCCAGCTACTGCTGCGATAAATATTTTATCAAAACCAGTCGCCGCTGGAGTAGTAGGGCTTTGTTCTCCCTCTAAAACAATTTCAAGATTACCTTGGTTATTAGCAGCACCATGACCTGTGGAAGCTACGCTCATGTAATCAAGACCCGCTGCATAATCACCAGAAGCTTCTAAATGTACTTTTGCTATTAAGTGGTTGTAGTAACCAATACCATTAGCAGTAGCACTTAATGTTCCTAAAGATCCAGGAGCTACGCCATCTATTGATTTTGCGAAATAAAAGTTTATGTCTCTAGCTGTCTGCGGGCTACCATCATTACCTCTAAGCATTGCTGTTAAATTTGTTAATTTAGCTGAACCTCTTGGTATTGTAAGAGCTGTCCAATCAAAAAGAACATCTCCATCAGCCATTGAAGCTTGTTTACTAGCCGTTATTGTTGGTTTTACTTCAATTACGAAGTGTTTATTTGTCGCCATGTTTTATTTTTTTACTTTTTCTAGTGATCTACCGCCAAAATAAGCACCGATCACGGTTATTAATACTAGTTGTAATAAGTCTGTCCACTTGTCTTGTACTGTAAAACTAATAGCGCCAGCGTCAATAAATATCAACAAAACTGTAGCTACTACTAAAAATACTAGCACTAATGGTCTTATGTTTTTACTTAACCAAGAATCAGATTTCATATCCATCTTCCATCTCTCAGTTATATTTTTCTCCATCTCTATTTCGTAATTAGAGATTAATTCTTTTATTTTTTGTTCTGCAGCTAATTTTTCTTCGCCAGACGTGTGAAGATTATCTATAATTCCTCCAACACCTTTTACAAGCTCTGTAGCTCCTCCTGAAAATATCTTTGTTAATACACTCATGATTTAATTTTTATTGTTTTAACCTCCATAACTATCTCCACCACCAGCATCTCCTTCTGCTCCTCCTGACGAAGCTATTGACGTGGTTGGTTTAGATACACTACTACTACTACTACTACTTAAATTTTCCATACCGT